CCTCTTCGCTTTTCGCCGTATTCGTGCTCTCCGTTCGGCTGCGGCCTCGCTTTCCGTGCGCGGTCGGGTCGGTCCAGTGGATGTAGAGATAGCCGTTGGAGTGCCGGACGAGATGGGGTTCGCTGGTGCGGGGCATGTCTTCAACTTCTCGAGGTCCGCTTCGTCGATGAGCGGCGGCCTGCCTGGATAGTAAGGGAGCTTGCCGGTCAGTCGGAGACGGCGGATCGTTCGCGCCGTCCAGCCGGGGAACCTATCGGCGACCTGCTGATCCGTGAGTCTTGTCATCTTCATACAGCAGGTTCATGACCGCGGTACCGACCTGGGGCGACACCGACTTGTTGACGGTCAGCCAGGTCACGCCATCGGGCCGCGTGACGAGCGACGCCGGCGACAGTTCGGACGACGGGAGTGACGGGACGAAGTTCGGCAACAATTCTTCCGGCTCCATCTTCATCGTCTTGGCCAGGGCGCGCAGCTTCGTCTCCGACGGAAACGAGATGCCCTTGACGTACCGATGGATGTCGTCGCGACTGAGGCCGCTGGCACGAGCCATGTCGGAGTTGTTCCAGCCGCGCTCGAGGATGTATTCGTAGATCTGCTTCTTGAAGATTGCCTTCGCGGTCGCCTTCGAGATCGGGACGTTCGCTTCGGTGGTTGCTCTCTTAGCCATAGGGGCTGTCTCCTGAAGGGCCGGCGCAGAGGGTATTTGCAGCGCGCCGTGTGCGGAGACTTGTATGTCTCGCCCGCGATACTGTCAATACCTCTTTCGGACAAGTTGTCCTTGACGATAGACAGACATCAGACGTACAATCCGAAAACCTGGCCACCAGTTATGCGCGGAAGAAGATTGCAGACTGTGTTCAATACGAAGAAATTCCTGCAGTCGCACTTCAACAGCGCATCTGTTGTGTATAATTTTTTGGTTGCGTACAGCGTGAGCGTGAGACTCGAAGCCATCCAGAAGTGGTGGCAGCGTGAAAAAATACCCAGCGAGTGGTTCGCTCTGATCTTGGCACTGTTGGAACTCGATCGTGGCGAACCTGTGAGACTGGCTCAGTACCTCACTTCAGGGGATTGATCGTGAAAGAAGTATACAGACGGGAGCGGGAACTGTCCCTCTACTGGCGTACTATTTCGTGCGCGCGCAGGGTTCGTCGGGCCAATCCAATGGCCGACACGAGAGAACAGCAAGACGACCTCGACAACATCGCCTTCAACACCCACTGGCCGCGGATGAAAGTGGCAACCGGGATGGCCGTCGCCAGCCTTATTACACCCCTTTCGCTTGACCTGTCCGTGTTCGATTTGTGGCCGCAAGAGGTTGATATCGTCCGCGAAAAGGTTGCAGAATAAGTGCGTATACTAGGCGTAGATCCCGGCTGCTACGGGGCGCTCGGCTGTCTAGACGATGGCCGCTGGCACAGCGTTGTCGACATGCCGATCCTCAAGGTTCGGCGTGGGAAGTCCGACAAGGCAGAGATCAACGGGTACGCGCTGGCGACGGTGATCGACACGTTGCATCCCGACGTCGTGGTGGTCGAGCAAGTCGGCGGCATGACGGGCCAGTCGGCCAGTGCGGCGTTCAACTTCGGTCGCGCGGCAGGCGCCCCTGAGTACATCGCCAAGACGCTCAAGATCCGCGTCGAGCTCGTGTCGCCTGTCACCTGGAAGAAGGCGCTTCAGGTCAACCCCGGCAAGGATGGCAGCAGGGCGATGGCCCAGCGCCTGTGGCCTGCGATGGCACACCATTTCGAGCGCAAGAAGGACGACGGCCGAGCAGAGGCCGCCCTGATCGCGCATTGGTTTTGGCTCAAGAATGGAGACGTTGATGGCTTGCACGTATTGCGGAGAGACGGGGCCATGCGGGGCTGCGAATTGTCCGGTGGCGACATTCACTACGACACCGGCATCTTCGCCCGGTAGCCGGCCGTCTGCGCGGCTGCCGAACGGGGTGTGTCAGAAACCGTCGTGTATCGACCGTAACGGCCTCTGTCACGAAAACTGCGTGCAGGCGCCGCCCGGCAGTCCGGCAAACCTGTGGATGACAAAGCCGGCGCCGGACGACACGCCCGTGTTAAGACCCGCTGTGACGTTGCCGCACTACCAATACTGCGGCGGTTGCGGTCGGTCCTGGCCGCTAGATTGCGACGCCAATCACGCGTCGGGATGCCCCACGCTGCGGGCGGATAAACACGAGTACGCACAGTCTTTGCCCACCGACTCCCAGGCCCGCAAGGACACCCCCGTCTTCAGCGGATGCCTCAACTATTTCCCGCTCGCGTTGGCCGAGATCGCGCGCCTGTCGAAGGCCGGCAATGACAAGCACAACCCCGGCCAGCCGCTGCATTGGAGCCGCGGCAAGAGCAACGACCACAAGGATTGCATCGCCCGCCACCTGCTCGAGGCTGGCACGATCGACAACGAAGACGGCCACCGCCACAGCACCAAGCTCGCCTGGCGCGCACTTGCCAACCTGCAGCTCGAACTGGAGGCTGCGGCGCGAAGTACGAATTGATTTTTCTCGCTTGCGTTGTCTGACTGTCTGACATACATTCAGACGGTCAGACGAACCTGAGTACCTGAAGAACCTGAGACACTGACGTTGCCAACCCTCTTCCCTCACCAGATCACCGGAGCCTCGTTCCTAGCCGCGCGCAAGCACGCGCTGCTGGCCGATGAGCAGAGGGTTGGCAAAACGGCGGCCGCGGTGACGGCCTGCGACTATGTCCTCGCGCGGAAAGTCCTGTGCGTCACGAAGGCGTCCGCCCGTGCGCAGTGGGGCCGAGAGTTCCACACCTGGGGCTTTCCGCGCGAGGTGCGCGTCGTCTACAGCCGCACCGATGAGCCAACCGGCGATGTTGTCGTGATTGGTTGGCCGACGATCATCGATCAGGCGATGTTGGCGAAGCTGCGCCAACCCTGGGACGTCATCATCCTCGACGAGTGCCACGAGGCCAAGGGTGCCGGCACGCAACGCACGGCGGCGGTCTTCGGCCCCGAAGGACTCTATAAACACGCCCGCTTTGTCTGGTGTCTGTCTGGCACTCCGATTCCTAACGCCCCGAATGACCTGTACCCAATGTTGGGTGCATTGGAGCCGGACCGTCTCGCCGGCGTCACCGATCACGACGACTTCGTTCGGCGCTACTGCGTCGTCCGCCCACGGCGCATCAATGGCGTCCTCCGCAACGTCATCAAAGGCGGCAAGAACCTCGAAGAGTTGAACGAGCGCGTCGCTGGTTTCTGGTTGCGGCGCACGCAGCAAGACGTCGGAATCCAGCGCCCCATCTTCAGCACGCTCGCCATCCACGTCGACCGCCAGCCCGACGAGCCCGCCGACATGCAAGCCGTGCTCGACGCGATCGAGACGGGAGAAACGCAGAGCGTCGAGATGCATCTTGGGCCGCTGCGCCGGCTGACCGGATTGGCCAAAGCCAAGGGCGTCTGCGAGGCGGTGCGCGAGAAGTTCGACGAAGGGCTCGACAAGGTCGTGCTGATGGCCTGGCACACCGACGTCATCGACGCGCTGTGGAAGGGCCTCAAGATGTGCGGCTGCGTCGGCATCGATGGCCGCACGCCAGCGGCGCGACGCGACGAGCAGGTGCGCCTGTTCCAGACCAGCGCCCTCCATCGCGTCTTCATCGGCAACATCCAGGCGGCGGGCGAGGCGATCGACCTCTCGGCCGCCGCAGAGCTGTGGTTCGTCGAGTGCTCGTTCACGCCCGCCCACATGGCGCAGGCGGCGATGCGCGTCACGAACCTCAACCAGAAGCGGCAAGCCCTGGTCAGGGTTTGCGCGCTGGCCGGGTCCATCGACGAGGCCATTGCGACTGTGCTGACCCGCAAAGTCGAGACCATCCGAACAATTATGGAGCACTGATTTGATCACCGTCACCTTCAACAACGACGACCCGAACGTCGTCCGCAGCGACATGGCGGCAATGCTCGGCTTCTCGGCCGTCGGCCCCGCCGCGGTCGTCGTCACCGCCGAACCGGGCGATCAGGCGAAGACCGACACTGCCGAGGTGCCGCCGAAGGCGACCCGCGGCCGCAAGCCCAAGGCCGAGACGCCCGTCACCACGCAGCCCGAGACGGACAAGGCCCTTGAGACCATCCAGAACATCCAGAACATCCAGACGGGTGGCGAACGCAACCCGCCGGCCGAAGAGCAGAAGCAGCCCGAGACCCCGCCGCTGACGCAGGACGACATCCGCAAGGCCGCCGGCACCTACGTCCAGAAGTTCGGCATGGAGAACGCCCAGGCCGACGTCGGCAAGCTGCTGATGGCCGTCGCGGGCGTCCCGAACATGTCGGGCCTTGAAGGCAAGCCGCAGGACCAGCTCGCGCTGATCGTGAAAACGATCTCCGAGTGCGTCGAGAGCGGCAAACCGTACGTCGCGCCCGCGCCGACCGGGGCGCTGGCCTAGTGTCTGTCCAGCGCAACACTCAGGAGCGTCGAGACATGCTCGACGCTCGCGCCGTTGGCCAACGTAGGCGCGTCCCGGCCTTCACCCCGATGCGGCGAAAGCCGCGCAACTACATCGGCAAGGACTACGACCCGTCCGAGCCCACTCGGCTGCGCGACCCGGTGCAAATCGTGCCGGCGTGGATGAACCGACGGACGGACGAGCCGCACGACCACAAGCGCGCCAAGGCGCGTCGACTTAGTCAAATCGGAGGCTGACACCTTGACGACCCCCACCCCGCACGCGACGCGCGATCACGCCACCTGGAGCGCATCTGCCACAAGCCGCAACTGGAGTTGCCCTGGGGCTCTCGCCCTCGCGCAGACGGTCAAGAGGCTGGACGTGGAAAGCCAAGCTGCAGGGTGGGGTACTGCCTGCCACACCCTCAGTGAGAAGTGCCTGCGCACCGGGCTCGACGCCGCCGATCGCATCGGCGAGACGATCAAGACGAAGCGCCACAGTTTCGACGTCGACGAAGAGATGGCCGAGACCGCGCAGGTCTACATCGACTACGTGCGCAACTTATCCGAAGGTTGGACGGGTCGAGACTGCCAACATTGCAAAGGCCACGGCGAGGACGGCGAGGCAAACCCTTGCAAACATTGCGGTGGCACCGGCGACGAATACGGCAAGACCGGCGAACTCTTCCTCGAGACGCAATTCTCTCTCGCCAAGCTCAAGCCGCCCTTTGACGCCGGCGGCACCTGCGACGCCATCGTCTACAACCCGGCTGACAAGCTGCTCGAAGTCATCGACCTCAAGGGCGGCCGCGGCGTCCGCGTCGAGGTCACGGAGAACAAGCAGCTTCGCACCTACGCCCTGGGCGCCATGCTCGCGCACCCCGAGCTCGTCGTCGAGCGGGTGAAGTCCACCATCGTTCAGCCGCGCATGGAGCACAAGGACGGCCGCATCCGCTCCGAGACGATGCACGTCGCCGACCTGATGGAGTGGACGGCCGAGTTGGTCGCGGCGATGACGCGCTCGGCCGCCGCCATGGAATACCACGCCGAGATCAAAGGCGATTTGATGCGCGAAGAGTGGGGCCGCGAGTGGCTGCGCCAAGGCGACCACTGCACCTTCTGCCCCGCCGCCGGCATCTGTCCAGCGCTACAGGCAAAAGCATTAGCGACAGCGGATGCTTTCTTCAACGACAGCGGCGCCGTCGTCATCCGCAACCAGCCCGGCGATCTCGACCCGACGCGCATCGGGCAAATCCTCGACGGCGCCGACGACCTGCAAAACTGGCTCAACGCCGTGCGCGCGCTCGGGACGCGCCTGGCCGAGACCGGGACCGAGATCCCTGGTCATTACCTCGCCGAGAAGCACGGCCACCGTAAGTTCAAGGACGCCGACTGCGCACCTGCCGCGCTCGAGTTGCTGGGTCTCGGCCGAGACGAGATGTACGCCGCCCCCAAGCTGAAGACGCCTGCGCAGATCGAGAAGACGCTGGGCGCCAAACGGCTCAAGCCCATCAAGGAACACCTGGACAGCCTCGTCCACAAGCCCATCACCGGCGTCACTCTCGTATCGTCGGCCAAGAGCAGCAAGCCTCCGGTGAAGGCTGCTGCCGAGAGGTTTTTCACATGAAGCCAATCACGTTCGGTCGCGGTGCGCCCATGTTCCATCGCGGCAATCCGGGTCGTCCCGGCTCCCGTCGCACGATCGACGATGCCGTCGCCGAGTCGTCGCTGATCGACCGCGACTTCGACAAATCCGAAATCGACCCCGCCGAGCTCCGGGTGTCGCTTGGCCTGCGCGAAGAGCGCCGGGCTGCCGAATAGGGCTCCAGCACCTGCCGAACCTGAGAGGTTAAATGTCAAACGCACGATCGCAAGACTTCCGCATCATGGGCTTGCGCGCCGCCTTCCTCAACATCTTCAAGCCGCAGAAGATCGAAGACAACGGCGTCGTCAAGCTCAAGTACAACGCCACCCTGCTCTGGCCCAAGGGCAACGACCTGGTCGGCTACACCGTCGACGGCAAGTCGTTCAACGTCATGGAAGAGGCCGCCCGCGTCGCCACCGAGCAGTGGGGCGACAAGGCCGCCGAGATGATCAAGAACGGCGTCATCAAGAGCCCGTTCCTCGACGGCGACGGCCCGCAGGGCGTGTCGAAGAAGACCGGCGAGCGTCACAAGGGCTTCGCTGGCCATCGCTTCATTCGGGCGGCCGCCAACGAGGACCGCAAGCCGGACCTGACGCTCAACGTTCTCGGCGCCGATAACAAGCTGGTGCGCGCGACGGATCCGAACAGCATCTACTCGGGCTGCTCGGTC